TCCCGGCTCCGGCCAGAACAAGGGCAATCAGCTTTTTACGCAGTGGCGCGGGGAGTTTTGGCATTGTTACGCTGTCTCATGGTGTTCTCTGAGTCAGCGTAACCGTGGGGAAAAGAGGGCAGGATTTGCGGAATATCAGAAAAGCCGGGGCTGCGTGCGCTCCTGATGCAGGCGGCGCTGGTTGCGGATAACGGAGTAAATCTGCGTCTCTGACATCTGGTAGTGGCGGCGCAGGGTTTCAATTTTTTCGCCCTGGCTCCAGCGGGAAAAAATTTCATTATTGCGCAGTTCGGTGAAAAGGGACTCACCGACCGGGAGATAATAACCACGCCCGCCCATGTACCCGGCCTGAGCGGCCGCGACCTTACGGGCAAGCATGCCCGCCTGAGCAGGTTCAATCCCCTGACGGTGCAGTTCAGCACTGATTACATCAACCAGGTCACGCAGCGTGCCGGGCCAGTTCTTTTTCAGCTCATCATCAGGAATATCATCCAGACGGTCAATCAGCGCGTGCAGTTGTTCGCTGTCACCAAACATGCTCATCTGTGTTTCAGCCATACCCGCCTCCGGTCATCATTACACAGGGCAAGTTTAAAATAAAAATCCCGCGCTGTGGCGGGATTTGGGGTTAAAGGGGGGAAGATTCTTCATACAGCCTGCAAACGCGCTCATAACTCATCACTGTCTGTGCTGGCATCCCCAGCACAGCCAGCATTTTGCGACGATGCCAGCGTTTGAGACGCTCCAGCACATCGGAGGCCAGCGCGGGTTGTTGTTCCAGCCACTGCCAGTTTGCCACACCTTCGCCGCCGTTCTGCGCGGCCGTCTGCGACTTCACCCAGCGGTTAAGGGCGGTTTCCGCACCATCGGTGATAAAACCCTGTCGGTGCATCACCTTCCAGATGGCACGAATTTTGGCGGTCACCGTACCCGGTTTTAAAGCCCGGTTAACCGGTTCCTGGCGCACCTTAAAACCGCGTTTTTTGAAAACATCCAGCACGCGGGATAACTCACCGGGTGACATATCCCGGCAACTGGTTTTGCCGGTTGCTGCCAGCAGCGCGGATGTATAGGTCTCATGGTCAAGCTGTAGATCGCGTTTTGCGACATGTATTAAGGTAATCAGGGAAGCGCGATTCATTATCGTGTCTCCGTAAAAACAGGCGGCATGGCAACGCCGCCCGGATAAGACAAGAGGTTACCAAATCAATGTTAACCAGGTTCATCAAAGAACGTATTGGGATTGACTGAACAACTTAATTCAGCCAGTAATCGCAGGGCGGCGACAGCCGCCTGCTTGTCACTTCTTTTAGCTATTTCCGCAAGAGTATGCACAATCCATAACGGACTTAACGCCACGGCTGAATCCAGAATCATGTCATCCATAATAATTTCTGGCATATCCCGCTTGTCACATTCTTTATCCATAAAAGAAACGAATTTCTCTGCATCTTCCGGTTTCATGCCTCCGGCGATGAGAATTTTTCGATATTCATAAGACGATCTTAATTCAATACTCATCATTCACCTGCCTGCTTAATCTGTTTCCAGTGCTTTGCTACGGGCTATAGCCTCGCATTCAAAAAATACCGACTCCGGCACACGCTCTTTTAATTCACGAACAAGGAAGTCATTAACGCGTTCATGACGTCTTATATTTCTTTCCTTTTCTTCCTGGCGTAATACAGCAAGGCGGTATTCAACAGCCCGGCGTTGTTTCTGAAAGACAGCCAGTGCTTTTCTGGCAGCATTACGCCATGCATCATCGCCACATGGTGCGTATTCAAGCTGAAATTTAATCTCTTCAATAGTTTCTTTTATTTTTGCCAGCAAGCTAAGACAGTCGCTTATTGTCTCCAGCTTTTCATTATCAATATAACTTCTCACGCATTCACCTCCCGTAATTCCGGTAAAGCCGAAATATGACACCAGTGCGTCACCTGTCCGTCTTCATCTTCAAGGCAGGCTCCGGTTTCTTCATCAACAAAAAAGCCTTCATACCCCATATGGCCGATGCGCAGCTCCTGACGGTGACCATACTGAACAATCAGCACGACAGCCTCCATATCAGGCGGGAAAGCATCATTCAGTGAATGCCAGGGATAACCGCGTAAATCCCCGAAATAAACCCCAGTCAGCGTTCCGCCACAGACCGGCATTCCGGCGGCACATACCAGAGGTTCGTCTGATTCAACAAATAAGGTGGTTATCATGGCGTTAACTCCCGTAGTACCGCATCCTCAGCCGTCCGGCGACGGTAATAAACAGCGTGAGCAGAATGTTCAGATATGCCAAACTTTTCGCCAATTTCCCGGAATGACAGACGGCGAGGGTAATCGGAATCCCGCAGTGCACGTATAAGGCGAACATCCTCATCAGATATACGTGTGCCGGGGCGTAACTCACCGCACTTTGTTAATCCGGCACCAATCATTCCTGCGCGGCACCTGACAGAGTCTTTATTACGTCCGAGATAATCCCCCATTTGCTGGCAGGTCATTGTCCTGGCATTTTTTCGGATAAATTTATCTTCATCAGGTGTAAATCGCGGTCGTTTATATTTCAGCAACTCCGGGTATGTACTGCGCAATACGCCAGTCCGGTTATATATGGCCCAGACACTTCTTTTTATTCTGGCGGCAATATCCTTGACCGGGGTGGAGGAATAAAGCGCAATCAGCAGTGCATCTTCTTCAGGTGTCCACGGGCGGACATGAGCGGGTGCACGGCCTTTTCGCCCCATGGGTTGTAATTTCATCATACATCACCCCCTGACTCGCTTTTCAGCAGCATAAAACTCATCCGACAGAATTTCGGTCATTCTCTGTTTTTCAGGTTTTACGCCGCACTGAAGATAAATCACATCGTCAACGCAGAACCACTTCACAGGACCAAACAGGATTGCTGAGAAATCAATGCCCAGCCAGAACAACAGGGCATCGGTTCTGGCATACGTGACGGGCGAATATTCACGCCACAGACTGTTAAGTTCGTCAGAGGCAGCGCGCAGGGCTTTGGGAATACACGATGTGCGCGGCGTGCAGCTCCAGCCATTCGACGCAGTTGGTTTTCGCCATAAATCACGATGAAAAGGATATTTGTCATCCGTAAAACGCAGCCCCTTAAAACAAAAGCCACTGATATCGGATACAAATACCGGGCGGCACTCAACATTCAGCACGGCCTCAAGGCGCTTCGCTTCACTCTTAACTTGCTGGAAGTCCTGCCGGTATTTTTTCCACGCAGCCAGCGCGGATGGATTTGATGTCTTAAAGAACATTACGCCACCTCCGCAGATATCCCGGCAGGCGCTGCCGTCCGGTCAACAATCAGGTAACGCAGAACATGTTCGGTGATATTCCAGCCGCTTAAACCGCAGATAATAGTCCCCAGGCGAATGTCGATATACGCCATCACAAACTGGGGCACACCTTCTTTCATGGCCTGCTCATCAACTTCAGCCACCACATAAACGGTTTCACAGGTCAGAATGCCCTGCGCAAATTCCCACGCCATCGACGGAATATCATGCCCTTCAATCCACTGCAGGGATTTTCTGAAGCTGCACCACTGAACATCATCAGCCACAGACTCCTGGCGGCACTTGCGACGAACCGGCTGTACCGGGCGGGGACGTGGAATATCATAAAAACCGTTACATTCTGTCAGCACACCGGCATCGACCGCATCACGCAGAAAATAAACCATGGAGGATGGCGGCATACCCATTCTTTGAGCCAGAACGCCGCAGGTCAGACGCCCGTAAATACGTAGCCAGTTTTTAACTCCTTCAAGCACTTTTGCATCTATCATGAATTATTCCTCCGTTATTGCGATGAATTCGGAATGCTTAATTGCCATCAATGACGGATGCAGCTTTTCAGGTGAACAGGCATTATCTGATTCACCAACAGGAATACGAACCACAACAGCCCCTTTGTCGCCATAGAACCCGGCAGAAGAGCACGCCATAACTGTGCGGCCATTGCTGACACCAAAAACCTCAAAATAGCAGTTCAGCTTATTAACCAGCCAGCTACTGAATGCCGGAAGTTGTTTTAACTTCTCGTTTAAAATCTTCAGTGCTTTATTCAGTTTTTTCCCCTCTCTGAATCTGCGGTCGGGCTTAACTGAAAATAAAACGCGGCCATCTTCATCAAATTTATCAGACAGCACCCGTTTATTTCTTCCGACATCAACATCCTCATGAACCAGTATTGATTTGACAAAAAAATCCCCACAACACCAGGAGTAACAATATCCCCTGGCATTCTGATTACTGAGAAAATCATCAATCAATTTCTGGCGCTTCCTGCCAGTGCAATCAAGCCATTCCCTGTAATAATGACGGGAATCAGCCTCATTCATTTTAAAATAACGATATTTTATACTCATGATATGCCTCATTCAGGCGCGAGCAGTCCCCTGACGCAAGCGCCATAATTAAAATGAAGTGATATTTAATTGATTAATACGGTGTTATTTATTCAGTCCGGCGTCCTGTTCAAAAGGCTCGACAGAAAAACTTTCAGCGCCTTTATTCACCTTAATACCGGCAATACCCTTTACCGCATCCGGTTCCGCCAGAATGGCTTGCTTATTCACTTCCTCTTTCGTGCGGATGAAACGCTCAAGCCCCATACGGCGCAGCATTTCAATCACACCTTCCACATCACGGCTGACGCTGCATGATGGATTTTCCAGCCGCCATGACACCGTTCCGGTTGTCAGATTGGCAGTTTTGGTTTCGCCACCGTTCGTCAGCTCATCGCGGTTGGTTTTGCACCAGTCATGAATCCCCTTAAAAAGCACTTTGATTTCTTTTTTAAGGTTTTCAATCTGCGGCGTATAACGGGCGGTGATTTCTGCCACTTCATCATTCATTGCCGTTTCCAGGCGCAGCGCCTCTCGCTGCATATCCCCAAAGCGACGGATATCGCGGCTGACTTCTTCCCGGGTCTGCGGTGCCGCCTCGGCTGCGGCCTTTAATTTTGTAACGCGTTTAGCCATTTTGTTTTTCCTTATTGCAATGTATCTGGTGCGTTCTGTAAAGAACGGCGCTCAATGCTGCTTTTCACCCCCAGAGCCTGCATGGAACCCTGAAGTTCATCTGTCAGAAGCTGAATAATTGTGGGGCTGTGATATTTAAGAATTTGCGCATAAACATCACATAGGCCTGTCGGTCTGCTCTCCGTATCACGTTCGATTTTTACAGTGGCAGTAACACCCTCCGTGATTTCCTTACTGTCATTACCGGCTGGCTTTACTTCATGCATTACGTGGTCAAATTCAAAAATAACGCGAACTTTGCTCATGGAATTACCCCTGTTGATTAAATTCATTACCGTTAATAACCCCGGAAGCCATGCCCCTGTCTTTCATGAATGCACTGACTTTCATTGCCACAAACTCTGCGAAGTTTCTGCTTTCCGCGAGCATAACCACCCCAAAAATCATGGCGGGTCCATTATCTTTCTTCTTTATTCCGGTTGAACGTATATCCAGACTTACCCCTCTGTACGTGCTGCCATCAGCGTTTTTGCAGATAACATCTTCTTTGTATTCAAAAATAACGCGCACAACCTTACTCATCCTCTGGTCCTCGTTTTGTTCGGATAACTGACCCGGCATCCGACCTGATGACAGAGCCGAACCATGAAGTAACTTCATACTTCCCAGTAAACCGTGCAGCCGCTGATGCGGGTGGCTTTTACACGGCGGCGCAGGCCATTGGTCTTGACGGTGATTTCAATTTCCTCTCCAGTCCCATGAACCTTGCTTAACGGTGGCGTGGTTTTCAGTGCAAAGCGTTGCGGGTAGCGTTTGCTGCGCTCCAGTACCGCACCGGCAAGTTCGGTCAGGCGACGGGCGTTATTCAGTGAATCAAACAAATTCATAGGTGAACTCCGGTTGTACCAGTAACGGATTCATGCGCGATGCAGCCAGCTCTGACAGGAGGCCTCGATTAACCTTACCCATCCCCGGAATTTTTCGGGTTTCGCCACGCATGATTGCCCGAAGGATGGAGTAACCGTGTCGCCACGCCCGGCGATAATTATTCAGGATCAGAAAACCAAAGCGCAGACCTTCCCATACGTCCTCATCAAAGCATTCATGATTAAAACGGCGTCTGATGGAATCAAGTTGCATGTCTGCATACCACTGATACAGGTCTATATACAGAAAACACACACCATCACCGATCATCAATTCATAGATATAATCACGAACCTCACAGCCATTGTCGTTAAACTCTCGAAAGCTGTGGAGAACATTGATTTCCTGCTGTATCTGCGTATTCATATAACACCTCGTTTATCTGACTTGTTTCGCACCAACAGAACGGCATATTCCGCTGTAAACGTCTGTCGCACCTTCGCGATCAAGTCCGGCAGATATCACCATTCGGGTGCGGTCATTAAATTCAAAAAGTAAATCGCCACATTCTTTATTTTCGGCCAGTGAAATCACTTTCACGTTATCGAAATTCACCAGGTAAAAGCGTCCGTAAATATCAGGAATATTAAATGCAGCCATAATCACACCTGTGAGAGTAATTCAGGGTTGGTATAAACCTCTTTAAAGGCCGCATTAATATGTTTTTCTGTCAGCGCCGCACCTTCACCGCTGGCGGTGATCCACGCCTGGTTAAGCGTATGCGTCAGAACACGTAATGCTCCCGGTTTTTCAGCGATAGCCTGCATGACGGCCAGCTCAGCCTCACCACTGATACCCCATGCCCTGGCAATGGCCAGCACATCCGCCTTTTTGGCCTTGCGGAGTTGTTTTGTACGGGCAAGACGGCTGAACAGACGCGATAAATCATCAAAGGCGCGGCGTCCGCCTTTAAACAGCCCCTTTGGGTTACCGATAAGCACCATCCCGATCCCCGTGGCGTCCTGAATTGCCCGGAGTTGCTCCAGACCGTCAATACCAAGATGATCCGCCTCATCCACAATCACCAGTCCGCGCGTTCCCATCAGGCGACGGCGGATGGCGCGGGATAGTGCCCCTTTGTTCGCGCGGGTGTAATCAATCCCCAGCGCATCGGCCAGCTCCAGCAGACACTCCGTGACGCTGGAGTGCGCGGGTGACAGGGTGATCATCCAGGTGTTTGGTTGCTCCTGGCAGTAATTACGGGCGGTGGCCGTTTTACCTACCCCCGGCACGCCCACTATGACGTTAATACAGCCCATCAGGCGAACCGCCTGAAACAGCGCGCGCAGTTCCTGGACTGTCTGCGTTTCCACAAACTGCGGCGGTTCCGGCAGTGCGCTTTGTTTATTCCAGTTCTCATACCAGGAATGCAGGGAAGCCGCCACAGCAGCGTTATCGCCTTTATATTTTCCCTTGCGGAAAGCCGATAATGTGCCGTCAGAAATACCCGCCTCTCTGGCGATGGCATACTGCGTCAGTACGCCGCCATCAATAAGTTCATCTATGGTCTTGATTACATCGTTAATATCAGTCATATTATTTACCTCGCTTGAGACAGCATTCTCCGAGACTGAAACCCAAATAACCTGAGTTACCCCTCGGGTTATTTTTTTATTTCAGGCCAGCGGGTCATTTTCTTTTAATTTCGCTTCAAGCAGCTGTAATCCCCGCTGGAAATTACGCTCGTATTCTTCGTCAGGTTCATCATCAATCGCTGGCTGCTGAACGGTCACCGTATTACCCACAGGGCGGTATATGTTTTCCAGCCATGGCTCCTGCGGCTTGTGCTCCAGCACGTTGACCACCTCATCCTCGGCATCACGAATTTTTTCCTCTGCGCGTTTACGCATGCCTTTAAGACGCTGCTGCTGTTTGTAGTATTCCGCGCTGACCGGGAAGGCTTCGCGTTTATTGCCGTCCCATACCGCCTCGCAAATCACGCTGCCATCCAGGCGACGCACGGTAATTCGTTCGGCATCATGAATGTCATAGCTGATAAGCACCTTACGGCCATGCTCATCACGCAGCTCGGGCGCGTAGTAAATATTATTCAGCCAGCGTATTTCACAGCGTCTTACAGGGCGTTCCACCATCGGCCGGAACATGTCCCGTAGTTCCACATCGGACAGCCATTCAATTTCCGTGTCCTCTTCTGCCAGGCGTTTTTTTCTGAACTCCGCCGGGCTGTAATGCTTACCGTTCGGCTTCATCGGTAATTCATCGTGTGGCCGGTTGTTGTACCACTCAACACCGTCACGAATAGCATCAATCAGTTCAGACCAGGACGGTAAATCACGCATCGCTGACTGCTGCCGGGCATTCAGCCGCTTGCCCTGTTGCAGGGCAGTGAATGCCGAGCGTAAATCGCGGTTGGTTTTGCGTAACGTCTCGCGATCTGCACCTTTCCCGAAATAGGTGCGGTATTTACGGGCTATGCGCATCGGTAATGTGCGGTTAAGCCGTTCGATAATGCCTCGCCCCTGCGGATTCCCGGCAATCCCGGTCGGGTGATTTATCCCCAGGCGCGGCAGGATCCCCACAACCTCCTTATCCAGGATGTCGGCGGTTTCCCCCGAGCCGTTATCCGAGTAATACAGGAACGGTTTGCCGTGATGGCGAATACCGTGCTGTATGGCCCCGGCTACGGCGAAAACATTTTCAGCAAGGTCAAGGCTCCAGCCCACCACAAAGCGCGTACCACCGTCGATAACAAAGGTCACTTCCGGTGCGAATGGCCGCCCGTGAACCGGGTGCGCACATTTCAGCTTCATGCCGTGACCGTCACCAATCCAGACATAATTCACCGGCATTTTTGACCAGTCGCGGCGCGTGAATCCCTCAAGCTGGCGGTATTCACTGCCGGTCACCCGGCCTTTTTGTTTCACCACTTCCGGCAGTTTCTTCATTGCGCGGCGAATGGTGTCATAAGACGGCATGATATCGAGCATATAAGGCTCATCAGCGTGCCGGTGCTGCCATTCTGCGACAAAATCCTCGTAAGCCTCGGTCATTGGTCGGCCGTTTGACTGGCGATACTGCGCCAGAAACTCAGGGAGCCAGTTAATATCTTCGGCTTTTATTTCCTGGCGTTTACCCGGTGCCAGTAAAAGCAGGCGTTCAGCAGCGTTCTGTGCCTTGTTAAAGGCCGCAATCCAGCGTTTCAGTGTGATTTCACTCAACGCGCGGCTGTTTCCCTTTCTGGCGTTCGCTATCTCAACCATTGCCACAATGCGCTCATCCAGTTGCGAGTGTGACAGGCGGTCAACAATGAACCGGATAGCCTTAGCGCAACTAAAGCCGGGTTGTTGCGCGATTTTCAGCACTTCACAGACGATCGCAATGCGTGCGTCTGCCACCTGGCGCTGGTTTTCAGTCAGGGCATTGAGGCGTTCGACCATCAGTTGTGGTGATCCGCGATATGCCTCCACCGCATCAACTACAGCAGATGAGCGTCTGGCCTTTGTCACCACCGGAGCCGGTGATTCATCGACTTTTTGCGTCATCAGTTGAAGGGCGTAACGTTCGCGTAATACTTGTTGTGCGCAATAAGGCAAACAATCGATATTAAATTCGATGGCTTTTGTTCCCTTACGTTTGCGTAACATGGCTGCATTTCCAGCAGCTGCTTTTGTGAGTCTATGGCGAATGTTATGTTCCATCATTGGTAAATCAGGAAGACCAACACATTCTTTTGCTGTTACCCACATACATCCCCCCATCAAGCCACTTCTCTGGCGTCCACCTGGTATCTGCTGGGCCAGATTACAGCAGGTTCAACCCCTATTTTTTCGGCGATGGCAGCTTCGTACTTACGGCACTGGCGGTAAAACACGTTGCGCATTGATCCGCTTTTTAATCCTAACTCCCTTTCCAGTTCAGGGAGGTCTGTGCCTTTGTTTTCAAGGGCTGCATATACCGCTTTAGCAGACCAGTCACACCCCTCTCGAACAAACAAATTATTCGATGCTTGTCTGGATACCCTCATTGTGTGATCCTCTCATGTTTACCTAAACCGATAATCAAAACCGGTTATCGATTTAGGTAAACGATACTCGAACAATAATCCGAAATCAACCTTTTTGTTCGGTTTATTGTTTGGTTTTTCTTTTGTACATTTTTGTAGGAAAACCACTTTTATGACAAATAGTTATGAAGAAAAAACCGATGTAAAAAGGGAAAGGCTGGATCGGATTATTAGCCGAAGCACAATAAACCGCTTTGGTGAAAGGCTCAAAGTGGCCATGAAAGGGATGAGTAATGCCGAATTAGCGAGACGAAGTGGCATGTCCGAAACAACAATAAGGAAATATCTACAGGGAAAGATTTACCCTGCACTTGATAGCCTGGCTATTGTTGCTGACGCTTGCGGGGTATCTCTGACTTGGCTCGCGACTGGAGAACAACTAACAAACCAAACAATAGTTCGAGATAATGCTAAACAAAATTATGACAATGAGTATGAATTACTCATTCACTTACTTCATAAGCTCAAAAAAGAAGAATGTGTATTACTGGTTGATTTCATATCGCGTGAGGGCGTAAACACCCTTATAAGATTGGTGGCAATGAATGCCTCTACGATCAGCCAGGATGCCGTAGAAAGCATCATTGATACGTTACCGTTACGTCCAGTGCTAAAAAATGCGATAAAAGTAGGAATGGCGGGAAGCGAAGACACTGACAAAGAGATTTTGCGCGTTATTGAGAAGTACAACACGAGCAATAACACTGTCCAAGAATCAAAGGCGGTGACAGTAAAGAAAAATGCTATTAGTTAAGCACCATCTCTATCATGGGGTGGTGCTGTAAGCGTACGTAGAGATCATATGAATCATCCTAGGGGAATATTACCCAATTAAATAGTAATGCATGATTACTATCATACAGCTTATAGTTAGTTTGATTATGTGAGCATTTTGGCAGTTTCAAAATGCTTTTAAAAAGATTTTAAGGGTAGGTTCGCAGTATCAAATGTGTTGCCGATTTTTGAGTTCGTGGCTATTTCTTGAGTAGTTGGTATCAAAAAGAGTTTTCCATCAGAATCATGTATCACCTGTTTTATTTCAGTATGTTGCAGGTGATTTCACCTCCTTTCACTAAAACACCTGTCAGTATCAAATGATTCACCTGGTTATAGACTGCGCAGATTTCTCTCGGCACTACGGCGGGTGAATTAGACGTTATGCCGAAGCTCAATGGGCAGTACGCGGCAGCAAATGCGGCAAAAGTAACCGTGGTGGCTGATGCATTATCTTCAAACCAGTCGAAAGTCTCTGTCGCAGAAGATCACGTAAAAGCCGGTGAAAGCACAACCGTAACGCTGGTGGCGAAAGATGCGCATGGCAACGCGATCAGTGGTCTTTCGTTGTCGGCAAGTTTGACGGGGACCGCCTCTGAAGGGGCGACCGTTTCCAGTTGGACCGAAAAAGGTGACGGTTCCTATGTTGCTACGTTAACTACAGGCGGAAAGACGGGCGAGCTTCGTGTCATGCCGCTCTTCAACGGCCAGCCTGCAGCCACCGAAGCCGCGCAGCTGACTGTTATTGCCGGAGAGATGTCATCAGCGAACTCTACGCTTGTTGCGGACAATAAAACGCCAACGGTTAAAACGACGACGGAACTCACCTTCACCGTGAAGGATGCGTACGGGAATCCGGTCACCGGGCTGAAGCCAGATGCACCAGTGTTTAGTGGTGCCGCCAGCACGGGGAGTGAGCGTCCTTCAGCAGGAAACTGGACAGAGAAAGGTAATGGGGTCTACGTGTCGACCTTAACGCTGGGATCTGCCGCGGGTCAGTTGTCTGTGATGCCGCGAGTGAACGGCCAAAATGCCGTTGCTCAGCCACTGGTGCTGAATGTTGCAGGTGACGCATCTAAGGCTGAGATTCGTGATATGACAGTGAAGGTTAATAACCAACTGGCTAATGGACAGTCTGCTAACCAGATAACCCTGACCGTCGTGGACAGCTATGGTAACCCGTTGCAGGGGCAAGAAGTTACGCTGACTTTACCGCAGGGTGTGACCAGCAAGACGGGGAATACAGTAACAACCAATGCGGCAGGGAAAGTGGACATTGAGCTTATGTCAACGGTTGCAGGGGAACTTGAGATCGAGGCCTCGGTGAAAAACTCTCAGAAGACGGTCAAGGTGAAATTCAAGGCGGATTTCAGTACCGGTCAGGCGAGCCTGGAGGTAGACGCCGCTGCTCAAAAAGTGGCAAACGGCAAAGATGCCTTTACGCTGACGGCAACGGTTAAGGATCAATACGGCAACCTTCTTCCTGGCGCTGTGGTCGTCTTTAATCTGCCTCGGGGCGTCAAACCGCTTGCAGACGGTAATATCATGGTGAACGCCGACAAGGAGG